ATTCTGTCGCGTCACCTTGCGCAGTCCATCGAAACGGACCATCGCCACCCCGCAACGGTCTCCGGTAATCGACAAGTCGATATGCACATACCGGGGGCGTGAGGGATTGGTGCAGTAGTGGCCGGATTTGACAATCGGCATACCATCCACACCAAGGATAACATTGTCCTTGAGTAGAAACGACTCCAGCCCATCTTCTTTCCCCGCTTCGACGCACTCAAGAATCTTGAAGCGACGACGGAAAAACGGAAAGACAGAACTCGTAGACATCCCGACGACATCACGCAAAGAGTCGTGCGGGTTCTTGACGAAGTCATCTCTGTACTCAATCGGCACATCAAGGACTAGCGAGCCGTCTGGTACCTGTTCGGCTTCTCCTAGAACGCGAGTGTCAGAGAGAACGTCATTGCCTACCAGAAGCCGGAACGTCTGACCGCAATAGCGATCTTGCGGCCATACTTCGTACTGCTTCTTGTTGTAGATGTAAACACCTTTCTCGCCCGCCGTTGCGACATGCTTGTGTCGCTTGTCGGTGAAGTCCCCCTTGTAGCGGGTAGACGACGATACAAGCACAATACCAATCTGCGGACCCTGCGTAATAAAGCGAGACTTTTTGCGTCGAGACATTGCCTCGTAAATCGTCTGGGCTTGATCGTACATCCCGGCCCGGCCGCTGGTTACCTCCGCCTTCTTCGACTTCCTGACGATGCTCATGAAATTGATTTCATCGATGATGCCGCCAATAACGGCTTCACCGAGAATCGAATCTGCATCCGCCCCACCAACTGCTACACGAATGTTTTTGTCGCTGAAGTAGATTTCCGACTCGACCAGTTTGTCGAGACGAAGATGTTCCTGAAACCACGGTATGTCCTCAACCATCTTGCGAAGTGGTTGATACACAACCTTCTTCGTGACATGCGGCTTTGCCGCCATGATCGGGAAGACAATCGATGTGGCTTTCGGCAGTCCATAGACCGACTGCGGCTGCTTCAAACAACCCAGAATGTGTAGATGGTAGAGAGTAGTAACCTGACAGATGGTCGTGTTATGAGTGACCGTGAAATCACCCAACAGAAACAAACGATCACCGTCTATCTCAAACCCGAAGTACTCATCTTCGCCTAGAGATTCAACAGTAATACCAGTTAAAGAAGCATCACGAAGCGTGTTGCCTTTCGTCTTTTGTTTTCGTAACACACGACAAGGCACCGCCTGTACTTGACCAGAGAGGTAAATACGATAAGCCAGCGCCCCATTACCGTACTGATCCTTGGCATGCTTCTTAGACCATGTAGCACAAAAACCAAGAGAACCGGCCAGAAACAAAATATCATCTCGCAAACCGGGCAGTATTGTTAAGATTTCGTAACCAGCCCCGTTAGTGTCGTTGTACCCATCAGAGTCCAACAAACCGGCTAGCAGTAATAAACGATCCTCCCTAGAAGCCGTAAGGTATCGATGTGGCACGCGCTTCTCGCCTGCACACAATCCTAGACTTTTCATCCGAGCAAGTAACGAATTAGGATTACCACGCAACGTAGCCCGAATACTGTGCTTTCTACACTTATCCTCTTCCTGTGTAGTATTCAACCACAACCCCAAAGAAGAGGCATAGTTTTGTAGATACCCAATTACCTCTTCGTCCTCGTTGTATATATAGATGTCGTTGCTGTTGCCGTCCCCTAGCCACAAACCAACAAAGTACGGGTCTACAGGCAAAACATCCGACGGAGCAAAATCCACACCTACCCGCCACCCTTTAGCAACGTGCTTAAAGGTGGGGCTAGACGCTAAGTAGTCACTTACTGAAAGGTTCGCAATCTGACCGGAACGATACTTTTGCCCATCCCCCGCCGTAACCGACTTGCCGTACCCCCTACCCTCCCCCATGCCGGTAATGCGCAAACTCAGTATGTGACTGCGATTGACGACGTACGGCACGCCTTTAGTGGGGGTAACGCGAAACATTTCTTCGTACCCACGCGCTAGCGACAACACCTTGCGAGGCTTAGAGTCCGGCCCCATCAGCAAATCGCCGACCTTTACCTGCTCTACAGGAACAACATGGCCGGAATACAGCAATACCGGTGTGCCGCGACCAAGGCACTTGCCGGTAGAGGTTGCCCCCATCAAGACCGCCTCAACGTTCGCTCCCGAATCTACCCCCCGCCACCAATTCTGGTTGATATCGACAATCGCTTTACGAACCTCCGGCCACATCGTCAAGTCGGTACCGCCCAGAAATTTCGGCCCGTCGAGAAACGTATCGATGTCAACCGGTGACTGCTCCAGATGGGTCATGAAGCTGTACAACGTCTGGTCGTTGTCAACCAAACGACGACGCAACGCCTCGACGTACATCTCCCCGAACAGCGGATTCTGGAACCCTGCTGCGGCTTCTTTGGCTCTTTCCAGAATGTCGCGCTCTCTGCGAGAAAGCTGAACCTCCTCGACCGGGCGGGCGCGACGTACACGAACAGCGGTCATAAGTCCATCGTCTCCGAATCGGTACCGGAGAAAGAACCGAGCGGATCAACAGTACGCGTCTCCCGGCGAGCCTCGCCAAGTAACTCTTCGGTAAGAGTAAGCAGGCGTTGAATGTCTGTCTGCGCCCCCTCGCCTGCGCCCTTACGGAACCGCAAGGTGTCGTAGACCCCGGCAGCTTGAAAGAATCGATGCATGTCATTGTGCGACGCCAGCGCCGTACGCATAGCAGCCAACCGCATAGGCATAGGCGTATTGTTATTCGATGCCGCCCGCATCGCCATCGCCTGCACTTCTTCGTAAAACCCCTTGGAGTTCCCGATCATCACTTCGATGTCGAGTTCCTTGGCTGCATGGCGTAGACGCTCTTTCAACTCCAGCCGGTCACGAATGACCGTGCTTACCGAAACCCCAAGGTTAGCGGCAATCTCGTCAAGCGGAAGGTTCCGCATGAGAAGCCGATGCAGGAGTTGCAGGCGATACTCACGCTCGTACTCGCTAGACCGACCGCGAACTTGGGCAAGTCGATTGGCTGGGGTGAACTCCTCAGAGTTCGTAGCGGCCCGCACCATCTCCGATTGCTGGTCGTCGGTAAGACGACGCGTCTCCGGAACAGCCGCCGCTACAGCCGCGTTCAGGTCTTCTACGGGGCCTTCGACTTGCGCCTCGCCATCGGCAACGCTGCCTGCGCCTTCGGAGGATTGGCTAAGCCCGCCGCCGCTAAAAGCCAAACCGCGCCTAGTCTGCAGTCGCCGCCTACGGGCCGTTGGATTAGGGAGAGTGTCGTCCATCAGACTCTCCGATAGCCAAGGAACGTGCTGAACTGAAGCCAGCGAGAAGTCTCAATGCCCTGCACCCCTAGCTCGCCAAGATAACAAACCGTCTGGGAGGAAGGTACCGGCCACATGGAGTTTTTCAACGCCGCGCTTTTGGCGTCGATTTCCTCCTGAGAGTATCCATTATCCTTACGGAACAGGTAGTACTCTTCGTTGAAATCGTTTGCAAATAGCGCGTTGTCTATCTTGTCCTTCTGACCAACAACAATCGCCCCGCCTTCTTTCATGTTACGAATCAGCCATGCGTACGCACTGGCCTTATCGTCGTCTGGAATAAACTGAGCGGTGTAAAGACAAAACATAACATCTGCCGATACGCTCAGGTCGGGAATCCTAGTGATGTCGCCGCAAACGGTTTCGACTGTAGGAAACTCCGCCCGCAGCAGGCCCATCATGGCTGGAGAAGAATCAACAGCAATACCGTGAATGCCGGTATCGGAAAACTTTTTACCAAGCAGTCGTTCGATGTTCCTGAACAAATGCCCGGTCGATGAGCCAACATCAATGACTACTGCGCCCTCTACAAACTTATTGCGCAGTAGCGATACGTGCAGACGATGAACTTCATTGTAGAGCGGGATACTGCGGGGGGCCATATTGTCAAATATGGACGCTACCTCCTCGTCAAACCGGAACAGGTCTCGACGCTTAGGATAATGAACAGGCTCGCCCGCTACCGTTTCGACCGACATGTTTCCTCCACATGAGGTATACCAGACTAGGGAGCCTAGTATAGCTTAGGGGAGGGAGAAACGGCTACTGCCCGCTAGACGACCCACGATCCATCCATTTCTCGGCCACATCCCCGGTAATCTTGCCGAACCATACTAGGCCAATAGCAACCAATAACGTTACTGCGGCCAAAGTGAGTTTACGCATGGTCAGTCTCTCGCTGAACATCCTTCCTCCTACGCTCTCGCTTAGTGCCTGAAGTGGTGCTCAGGGACGCAACCAAAGTATCCCGAACATGAGTCATCTCGGCGCGAAGATCGCTAAGCTTTGCTTGATACTTATCGGTAAAACGAAGCAGTGCTTCTTCCTCTTCTGGAGTATCTACAATAGCAGAGTACTCATGCGTAAATGACTCATGTCCTTTTGCAGTGACGAAGTAAGCTCTCCGCCCCGCAACTTTTGTGATCTTTCCACCCTTCAAGTACCAAGGGAAAAAATCCGTTGACCTCCCGCGCAGCAACAAAATACGCCCAACTGCCGGAGTTAGATTGACCGCCATATCGTCCTCCTAACAAACTGTCACCTAGAAAGGTTCTTGAGTATTAACCGTACCGCCACCGTTAGTTAATCTAGACCTTGACCCCCAACCGCTTACCAAAGCATTTCTTGGCGTGACTTGCCAGTTTCATCGTTGTGCCGTCTGCATAGGGGAGGTCGAACTCCAATTCTAAAGCCTGCGCGAGTACCTTTAGGTTGACACCTTTGGGTGCAGCTAAACGAAAGTAAAAGACGTTGCCCCCCGCCCAATAGTCTCGCTTGTTCCATAGGCGGGAGAACATCGCATTAGCTTCGTCCTGCGTGTGAAACTTCTGGATCTTCGGGTTCTTGATTACGTCCCCTACACGTACCCCCGGCTCGGAGTCAAACACAAAATAGTTGGCATTTCGTATGCCTCCATACTCGTAATTGAAGTCCGATATGTCGCGGCATGTGCCGTAGATGACAGTGTCCTTGCTGGAGAGCGCATGGACGATAGCAAGCACCGCCATCCTGTCTTTCGGAAACGGAACGGAATTGAGTACAGAAGCGAGGAAGATCGACGTAAACCGACGCCCGTCAGCGATTTCGTCAAGGAAACGCCGCGCTTCTCGTTTCGATAGTTCTGGGCACGGCTTGCCCTTGTCTTTTTCTGGATCGATGCGGTATGGCTCAAAGTCGATACAGTCCATCCCCTTACCTCGGAGGAAGGGAGCGACCTTACCCAGACCGGCTCCGAAGTCGAGCAGTGACTGTCCGTGCAAGTCACGGAACTTCCGCCAGTAATCGACGGAGTATGAGTTGGCGTCCAGTAGCGTTCTGCATCCATTAGCCCAGAATCGGTAAGCCTTTGGTACAGCGCCCCGGTTATTC